CAGTAAGCGCAAACACTACGAGTGGGTTTAGTGTGGTGACTTATACAGGCACAGGGGCTAATGCTACTGTGGGTCATGGCTTGGGTGTTGCACCAAGCATGATTCTTATTAAATCAAGGTCTAGTGTTACCAACTGGAATAGTTACCATATTGCAGTAGGTGCAAGTGCAACTATTATTCTTAACACCACTAATGGTGCAGTAAGTGGCAGTACCTTTTTTAACAGTACAGCACCAACATCAACTGTTTTTTCGCTTGGTTCTGATGGAAGCACAAACCCAAGTGGCGCACAACAAGTTGCATATTGCTTTGCACCAATTGCGGGGTATTCTGCATTTGGTTCTTATACTGGTAATGGCTCTGCTGATGGGCCGTTTATTTACACAGGATTTAAACCCGCATTTGTTTTAATTAAACGATGCGATACAACATCGGGTGGGTACTGGCGAATTTTGGATGACACTAGAAACACAAGTAATGTGGTAGATAAAGAACTGTATCCAAATGACCCATCAGCAGAAGGAACTTTTTCTGCGCTAGATTTCACAAGCAATGGTGTAAAAATGAGAAATTCAGACTTTCAATACAATGGAAGTTCTGCATTGTATTTATATGCCGCCTTTGCAGAAGTACCTCTGAAATTTTCCCTTGCAAGGTGATGTTATGGGACGCAAAAAAATAGACCCTTTACAAAAGTTTTGGTCACGCATTGACAAAACTAATACTTGTTGGATTTGGACTGGTTCATTTGATAAAGATGGATATGGTCAAATTTGGGATGGCTTTGCAAAGAAATCTAAAAGGGCACATAAAGTTTCTGCTGAAATTCACTTGGGCGGCATTCCTAAAGGAATGTTGGTTTGCCATTCTTGCGACAACCCAAAATGCGTTAACCCTGACCATTTGTTTTTTGGCACAACCCAAGACAATAATGCTGATAAAGTTAGCAAAAATCGTCATGCCAAAGGTGAGCAACAAGGGCATCACAAATTAACAGAACAAGAAGTTTTAAATATTCGTAACAGAGCAAACGAAAATTACAGAATTCTTTGTGATGAATATAAATTAGCCCCATCTACTGTGTACAGAATATGGCATGGTCAGGCATGGAAACATACTTTTGCACGATAGGACTCAATATGTACGCACTCATTGAAAACAACGCAGTCACCAAAGTTGGTGAACTAGCAACTCTCTTTCCTGACACCTCAAACCCTAATCACGCATTTGCTATTGAGCAAGGTGCATTGGAAGTGGTTGAAGGTGAGCAAAAAGACCAACGCTTTTATTGGGTGACTTTTGACAGTTACCAAGTCAACGGCTCTGTGGTCACTCGCACCTACACCAATACCCCAAAGGCTTTGGAGGATGTGACTGAGACACCAGAGGGTCAGACTGAGCCAGTCACGACTAAGGGTCTGAAGTCACAATGGATTGCACAAGTTAAGGCATCTGCTAACTCACAACTGGCATCGACTGACTGGATGGTCATTCGCAAGGCAGAGCGTGATGTGGCTATTCCTAGCGATGTGGTGACAGAGAGAGCAAAGATTATTGCTGACTGTACGGCTAAAGAGGCGGCTATTACTGCTGCTACGACTATGGATGAATTCTTAGCTGTTGTTGCTCCTGTGACTACAGGTGAGCCATGATGAAGGATGAAGTTACTCACGAGCACATCTATGATCGCCTACTGGCTGTAGAGTCCAAGGTAGACAACATAGAGAAGAATACAGAAGAGGTTGTTAAAGCCTTCAATGCTGCAGCAGGTGCTTTTATGGTACTTGAGTGGATCGCTAAAGCTGTTAAACCTATCATTATCATAGGTGCTTTCTTTGGAGCTATTTGGTTAGCTATCGACAATAGATTTAATGGAGTGAAATAACATCATGATGAATATGCCTACACGTGGTCAGAGAACAGCTAAGAACAAGATGAAGAAGGTTATGGGTGAATACAAAGAAGGTACTCTTCACAGTGGTAAAGGTGGCCCTGTGGTGAAGTCTCGCCAGCAAGCCATTGCCATTGCTATGTCAGAGGCTGAGCAAGCTAAGAAACGTAAGAAAAAGTAATAAAAACACTTGACAAGCTAGTAAAAGTGTGTTACTATATTACTATAAAGATATAAGGAATATTGATGGCTACGACATATCTACAGTTGGTTAACAACGTACTTATACGATTGAGAGAAACTGAAGTATCGTCAGTGGGAGATACTCCTTATAGTTCCTTAATTGGAGTCTTTGTTAACGATGCTAAGAGGGAAGTTGAGGATGCTTACGATTGGAACTGTTTAACACAGACTATTGTGTTATCTACAGTAGCCAGTACTCGTAACTATACCTTGACAGGTTCAGGTCAAAGGTTCAGGACAGTGGATGTCTTGAATGACACTGAAGATGTACCTATGAGGTCAGTACCTACTAATTGGATGAATAGACAGTACTACATTGGTACTACACAGAATGCAGCTCCAATATACTATAACTACAGTGGTATCTCCAACGATGATACTCAGGTAGATATATGGCCTCAACCTGATGGTGTCTATTCATTGAGGTTTGAATTAGTTATTCCTCAAGTTGACCTCAGTGCCAATGCTGACCTATTAAAGGTTCCTCCTCACCTAGTACAGATGCTGGCTTACGCTAAAGCTGTTGGTGAACGAGGTGAAGATGGAGGTACTGCCTTCAGTGAAATCTATCAACAGTATCGCTTAGCTTTGGCAGATGCTGTAGCCATTGAGCGTAACAGATACGATGAAGAAACTACTTGGGTTGATGTCTAATGGTTGCTAAGCTCTTAACTACAACTGTAGCAGCTCCGGGCTTCATGGGGCTGAATACTCAGGATAGCTCAGTCTCTTTAGAGGCTGGTTATGCTACTGTGGCTAACAACTGTGTGATTGATAAGTTTGGTCGTATTGGTGCTCGTAAGGGATGGCTTCCCTCTCATGCAACTAACAGTGACTTAGGTGAGGCTAATGTTAAGACTATAGCTGAGCTGATAGACAATTCAGGTAACTCATACATCATAGCTGCTGGTAACAATAAACTATTTAAGTTAGTTGGTACAACACTATCACAGATCAGTTATGGTGGTGGTGGTACAGCTCCTACAATCACAGATGATAACTGGCAGATGGCTCCCTTGAATGGATGTCTGTATATGTATCAAGCTGGACATACACCTTTAGTGTTTGACCCTGCTGTCAGTACAACTACATACAAGCGTGTATCTGAGAAGACTGGTTACTTAGGAACTGTACAGAGTAACAACTGTGTAATCAGTGCTTATGGTCGTACATGGTCAGCTAACAATGCTTCAGTTAAGAGTACTGTACAGTTCTCAGACTTACTATCAGGTCATGTCTTAAGTACTGGTACATCAGGTACTCTAGATGTATCTCAGGTGTGGCCTAATGGTGCAGATGAGATTATAGCCTTAGCAGCTCACAATAACTTCTTAATCATCTTTGGTCGTAGACAGATCTTAGTGTATTCTAATGCTAGTGATCCTAACAACATTACATTGTCAGATGCTTTAACAGGTATTGGCTGTGTAGCTAGAGACTCAGTAGTTACTACAGGTGGTGATGTAATCTTCTTGTCTGACTCAGGTGTACGTTCATTGATGCGTACCATCCAAGAGAAGTCAGCTCCAATGCGTGACTTAAGTGCCAATGTACGTGATGACTTGGTACTTGAGATTAGCTTAGAAGATGCTGATGAGATCAAGGCTGTGTACTCAGACAAAGAAGCCTTCTATCTATTGTCCCTACCAGCTCGTCAGTTAGTGTACTGCTTTGACATGAGAGCACCTCTACCTAATGGTGCTAACAGGGTTACAACATGGGATGGCTTAGTTCCTACAGCTTTGAAGTACACCAGAAGTAAAGAGTTATTGTTTGGTAAGGCTGGCTACATTGGATACTACACTGGCTACAAAGATAATGCTAACTCATACTTAATGAGATACTTTACCAATTACTTTGACTTCCAGTCACCAACTGTCATTAAGCTTATGAAGAAGGTTGGAGTTACAGTCATTGGTGGTCAAGGTTATCCAGTTACTTTAAAGTTTGGCTTTGATTACAGTGATATTTTAAACAGTAGGCAGTTTGGTTTAGCTAATGCAGCCATTGCTGAATACAACATCGCTGAATATAACATTGCTGAGTACGGTGGTACAGCCTTTGATAATAAGATTATTAACATTGGTGGTTCAGGTAAGGTTATTCAACTTGGCTTTGAAACCAATGTATTTAATAAATCAATCTCCATTCAGAAACTTGATGTCTATGTTAAGACAGGAAAGACTAGGTAAACAAATTGTCTAATTACACAAAGGCCACGAACTTTGCAATTAAGGATAGCCTTAACACAGGTAATCCAAGCAAGATTATTAAAGGTACTGAGGTTAACACTGAGTTTGATTCTATTGCGTCAGCAGTAAACTCTAAAGCAGATGCTAACAATGCAGCACTGACAGGAACAGCCACTGCAGTAAATCTTACTGTCTCTGGTACTTTAACAGCTACTATTGACGGAGGTACATACTAATGGCTGATCCTATTGATTGGACAAGTTTACTTGGAACCCTTGGCTCTAGTGCCGTTGGTGCTGTAGGCTCTAACTACGCAGCTAACCAAGCAGCTGATGCAGCTAGACAGTCAGCTCAACAAGCTGCACAGATGGCTCAATTCAGACCTGTTGGAGTTACAACTAGGTTTGGTAAGTCAGGCTTTAACTACGACCCTACAACTGGTCAACTCATTGGTGCTGGCTATCAAGTAGCTCCTGATGTAGCTGGCTTACGTGAAGGTCTGCTTGGGATGGCGAGTACTGGCTTAGGTCAGGCTCAGCAGATTCAAGGTATTCAACCTAACATCAATGAGCAAGCTCGTGGTTTGTTTAACTTAGGTGCTCAGTACGTAGGCCAGAGTCCTCAAGATGTAGCTCAGCAGTACATGACACAGCAACAGCAACTGTTAGCTCCCAGTCGTGAACAGCAACTGGCTCAAACTGTTAATCAACAACAGCAACAAGGTCGTTTAGGTCTAGCTACAGGTGCAACTACAGCTGGTTACACTACTGGTGGTCAGGGTCTAATGGCTTCTAACCCTCAGCTGGCTGCTTTGTACAATGCTCGTGCAGCTCAGGATGCTCAGTTGGCTGCACAGGCTCAACAAGCTGGTCAACAACAAGTTACCTTCGGTCAGAACTTAATGACTGGTGGTTTGAACTTGTCAGGTCAAGGATTCAATTTACAGAATCAAGCTCTTACACCTTATACAAACTATTTAGCAGGTGCTACAGGCATTGAGAATCAAGCTGCTAATGCTCTGACATACGGTCAAGGCTTAGGTGCAGCGGGTGCAGCACAAGCTCAAGCTGCAGCAAACCAATATGCAGCTGGACAGACAACAGCCAACGCAGCTCAACGTGCAGCTTTGCAAGGTACTGTAGCTGGATTAACAGATCCTATTGCAGCACTCATTGCAGGTTTATCAAAACCTTAAGGAATACATAATGGCAACACCACAATCAATTCAAGGTTTGTTTGGAGGCATGGGTACTCCTGAGGAAATGCAACGTCAACTGATAGAGCAGAAGGCTGCACAGTTTGCTGAAATGAATCAGAACCAACAGCTTAGCGCAATGGGATATAAGGGCGGTGCTAACTTAGGTCGTGGCATAGCTGGAGCCTTTGGAGTAGACATCCAAGATCCTACTATTCAACGTGCTCTTCGTCTGCGTCAACTTGCAAGCCAATACAATACTAATACAGCCAAAGGTCTTCGTGACATGGCTGCAGCATTGCAGTCTACAGACCCAGAGTCAGCTTTTCAGTTAACTCAACGTGCTCAAGCTATGGACATGGAAGAAGCTAAGTTAGGTTCTGAACAAGCACTTAAAACACAACGTGAGCGTGAAAGAGATGCTGCAGATCCATTCCAGAAACTTTTAGAGAAGGGTGTTTATACTCCTGCAAGTTTAGCATTATATAAAGTATCAAAGAATGTAAGTGACTTGAAGTATAAAGATAAAGAATTCTCACCATCAGAGATTCAAACACTACAAGAGTACAGAAAGACATTGATTTCACCAGCTCAAGACAAAGAGATTGCAGAAGTGAATGCTGTTATTAAAGCTGCTGGAGAAGGTAAGGGAACTAAGATTGTTAACGAAATCCCCGGCTTAAAAGGAACTGGGGATATTGTTAATCTTCGTCAAAACCTTAACGCTACATTAAAGCCTTATCGTGATGCTGTCAACGCAGCTGATTCAGCTATTGCACTGGCTGATGATGTTCTTAAAACCGGTAACTTTGCTTCTTTCTCTGCTTTATCTCGTCAACTGGCTAAGGCTTCAGGTGAGACACAGTTGTCTAAGTCTGACGTAGATGCTTTTGGTGCAGATCCTTCATTGATTGGTATGGTGTCTGATGTTGTTTCTAAACTTGCAACAGGAACACCTAGTGAAGATTCAACTCGTAAGCTAAAACAACTTGCTCAAATTCTTAAGAAGAAGAATCAAGCTCTTGAAGAAAATGAGATTAAGCAGACACAACGTACAGCTGAACTATCTGGCTTGTACAAACCTGAGCAAATTAAAGAAGTATTTACACTAAGAGGTACACCATCAACAGGAACTGAACGTACCACTAAAAGTGGTGTTAAATACTCTGTAGGGGACTAATTAATGAAGTATATTATTAACGGTAAACCTGTTACTGTAGACAGAGAACTAACTGATGCTGAGATTGATGAGATTGCAGCTGACTTAAGTGGTGGTATTCCTACTGAAGGTAATCCACCAGCTCCTCCAGCGCAGCCTCAGCTGTCTCCCGGTTGGCGTATGTACAATAATGCTGTGATGGGTGCTGCTGCAGTTCCTATTCTTGGTACAGCTGCTAGAGGTTTACAAGCATTAACACAAACCAGCAAAGCAGCACCGTATACAGCGAACTTGGCTAAAGCATTTCTACCTCAGTCTGGTCGTGCATTAGCAGCTGAAGGAACTATTGGAGCTGCTAGTGGTCTAGTTGGTGGAGAGGTAGGTCAACAAGTAGCTCAGAAGTTTGGAGAAGGTTACAGAACCACAGGTGAGTTTTTAGGTGGTATGGGTTCAGGGATGTTTGCCAATACACTTACTCGCAGTATTCCTGAGATGGCTATGGGTGCTTGGAGAGCTAAGACGGGTAACATTGTAGATGATGTATCCAACGCAGCTGGTGGTGTACGTGCTCGTGGTAAGTTGGCACAAGCTATGGAAGCTAACCCAACACTATCTGATGATCTTTTAAGAGCTAAAGAGATTGAAGCTTCTACAGGTGTTAAGTTACCAGTTACAGCTGCTTCCAAAGGAGACACTACTTTAACTGGATTAGTTAGTTCACAGACATCACGTGGTGAGAATGCTTCGTTCACAGCTTTCATGGCTAACCAAGAGAAGGAAGCTTTAGAGGCTGTTAAGCAAGCACAACGTAGACTTGCTGGAGATCCTAAGAATGCTGAAGCTATTGCTCAAGTAGAAGCTAAGAAAGTAGAGCTTGAGAACTTCCGCAGAGAGACAGCAGCTGAGATGCGTCTAGCTAATCAGAACCGCACTATTGAAACAATAGATACTCGCATTAAAGATCTTACTGAAGATACTTTAAACGTAGCTACAAATAAAGAAGATATTGGTAATCGTATTAATAGTCTTTTGTCTGCTAAAGAAAAAGCTATTCGTGAAGACTTCTCTAAGAATGTATACACACCTTTATTGAATAAAGCTAAAACAGATGGTGTTGAGATGGAGTCTCAAGTAGCTGCTGTAGTGTGGAACTACATCAAGCAGGAAAGAGCTGGTGATGTGTTCGCTAAGTTTCCGGGTCTACTATCACAGGTTGAAAGAGCTTTTGCACCTAAGAAAACACCTACAAGCAGTAAGTTTGCTGAAAAGTATCCTCAACTTGTTAAATCAACTGAAGGAACCTTTCAGAACGTATCTGTTACTGATGTTGACTCTTTAAAGAGAGCTGTTAACAAAGCTATTGGAGATACACAAGATAGAGATCAATCACGTATCTTGCTTGGCTTTAAGAGACAACTAGATGAAGCTATTGGAACAATGCCTGAGTCCTTTGCAGTTCCATACAAGCAAGCTGATAAAGACTTTGCATTTAAGGTTGGAATGCCATTCAATGAAGCTGGTGTAGTGTCTGTAGACAGAGCAAGGTTTGTTGAGTCTGTAGTTCCCATGCTTACCAACAAGCCTTCAGCTGTGCGTCAGATCTTAGCAGCCTCTGATAACTCTCCTGAAGCTGTAAAGATTATTCAAGATGCTTTCTTGATGCGTATTGCACAGACAGATGGTATTGTAAATAAGAATACATTAGAAATTAACCCGGCAGCTTTAACATCCTTCATTAAGAAGAACAGTGCTACTATTGAACAAGTACCGGGCTTAAAAGAATTCCTACAGCGTAGGTCTAATACTGTGGCTGATCTTCGTGCTGATAGAACACGTATTCTTGATGAACAAAAACAAGCAGCAGTTGAGAAGTATTCTAATGTATGGTCAGAGGCTTATGGTTCTAAAGGTGGTTTTGAAGGTTTTGTAAACAATGCTTTAAAGACCCCTTCAGAGATGGCTACTCTTATTAAGATGGCTGGTTCAGACCCTTCATTGCGTAATGGACTTAAGAGCAGCATATTAGATATTGGTTTAAATAGTCCTAACAAGATAGAGTTCTATACTGATAATGCTAAGACCATTGATAGTTTGTTTGGTAAAGACCATTCAAAGACAGTTAAGGATCTCTTAGAAGGTGCTGAAAGACTTGCACAGTTCCCACTGCGTAATAAGGTTAATCAGACACTGACACAGCAGACTGGCTTTGAACGTGAGTTTGGTACAGACCCTGCAAAAGCTGTGTCATTGATTAGACAGCAAGTTCAGAGTACCTTCTATAAAGCATCTGCTTTGTTTAGTCGCTTTGTGCAGAATAAAGCTACTAAGTCAGAGGCTACTGAGATACAGGAATTCTTGAAGAACCCCGGAGCTGTTGCAGATGCTGCTGAGTTATTAAAAGCTTTGAATGATACCTCAGATAAAGGTGTTAAAAAGGTTTTGAGCATAGCTGGTAAATTAGCTAAGAACTCAGCTTCAGCAGGTATCTTTGGAGGTATTGCTCCTGTTATTACTGGTGAACTTGGACTGAGCGAGAGACAACCAGTACAACAATTCGCTGAGTAACTTCTATGAAGAGGCTAACTCTAGCCCTTCTCATCATCTTTACGAGTTTTATAGCGACAGCTGGCTTCGACCCTAACGCAGATAGGTGTGTTAAGTGGACATGGAGGTGGGCTGCTGACTATAAGACTCGTATTGTCGTATGTCTAGAATGGAAGAAAGCAGACAAGAAATGATTGATCCTCTAACAGCTCTAGCAGGTATACAGTCAGCAATTTCAATGGTTAAGAAGGCAGCAGGAGTTGCCCAAGACCTAGGCTCACTAGCGCCCGTGATTGGTAAGCTATTTGACGCTAAGTCAGTAGCTACAAAGGCTATGCTTCAGGCTAAGCAGTCTGGTAAGGGTTCCAACATGGGAACTGCCCTACAAATTGAGATGGCTTTAGAGCAAGCTAGAGCCTTTGAAGAAGAACTTAAGATGCTCTTTATGCAGACAGGTAAGATTGATGTCTGGAACAAGATTAAAGCTCGTCAAGCTGAGATGGACTTGGCAGATGCTAAAGAGATAAGTGCTTTAAAGAGGGCAGAGAAAGCAGCTAAAGCTAAAGAACAAGAGATGAACGAGTTGGCTATGATTATTGGCGGTTGTGCGTTTGTGCTGTTTTTGGTATTTGTCGGTGTAAATGAATTGATGGAATTCTGTCAAACAACCAGAAGGTGTGGTAGATGACTTGGCTTGATATAGTGCTTTGGTCTGCTGTGCCTTTAAACTATTTTTTTTGGATAGTTGTTTATCCAAGGCTGGGAAATGAATGAGTACCAAAAGACCTTTGATGTGTGCCTCAAGATATTCGTTTACGGGTGTGTGGCGCTTTATGTGCTTGGTTTCTTGAAGTTCTTACCTGATGATTTGTCGGACAAAGTTGTTAATCTTTTACTTGGAATGATTGGACTGTAATGCTATCTCTATTTTCTACTCTTGGTGGTTTGCTGATTTCAGGCTTACCTAAACTATTAGACTTCTTTCAGAACAAGAATGATCAGAAGCATGAGTTAGCATTAGCTCAGATTCAAGTTGAGATGCAGCTTCAGATGATGGCTCAAGGCTTTGCAGCTCAAGAGCGTATGGAAGAGATACGTACAGATCAGATTGCAATGCAGACTGATGCTGAGATGACTGTAGCAGCTTATGACCATGACAAGAAGATCATGGATAAAGCTAGTAAGTGGGTGGTTAACTTCGTAGGAACTGTACGTCCTATGGTGACTTATATCTTTGTCTTTGAACTCTGTGCTATCAATGCTTGGATTGCTTACTATGTGTACAGCAGACCTAGTTTAGTGATGAACATGGATGACTTAATCAGATTGTCTGACATTATCTTTAGCAGCGATGAGATGGCTATGCTTGGAGGTATCATAGGTTTCTGGTTTGGATCACGTAGCTGGGCTAAGAAATGAAGCTAAGTAAAGCTGGAGCTGACCTGATGCACAGGTTTGAGGGGTGCAGGAATAAACCTTACCTGTGTCCTGCTCATATCTGGACTATAGGTTATGGTCATGTCCTCTATCAGGAACAGATCAGATTACCAATGGTAGCTAAAGAGGGACAAACTACAACAATTCGTAAAGAGTTACCACTGAGACAGGAGGACAACCGTGTATGGTCTAAAGAGGAAATCGAAAAACTATTCGCAGATGATGTCAACCTTTTTGAACGTGGTGTTCTACGACTTGCTCCTACTCTATCTGGTCATCAAGGGGCTTTCGATGCGTGTGTCAGCTTTGCCTTCAATGCCGGATTGGGCAATTTTCAGCGTTCTACTATTCGGATGAAGATCAATAGAGGTGAATGGAAGGATGCTGCTGAAGCTTTCATGCAATGGACTAAGGGAGGTGGTAGAGAACTCCCCGGTCTAGTTAAACGTAGGAAAGCTGAAGTAGCTCTATTCCTAACTAGCTTTGAAGACGAAGAATAAGTATACAAATCTAAAGTTTAAGTTTACAATTACAAAGAAGCCCCAAAGGATTACTCCTAAGGGGCTTTTTAGTTGGTTATCCTAGTATATTCTTCAGTTCATGACGATTAATCAAGGATAAAGGCTAAGGTTAAGAAGCCTATGTGTAAGTAGATGACTTGGTTAGCTTCATCTGACATCTTATTATCATCATCCATAATATAGAGTTCATCAGCTTCAATACCAAAGACTAAACCAGTCTTAAACTCAAAGTCTAGTATCATATCTCACAAGCACCAGCAGTGCAAGCCAGAGTCTGAGCACCTTCTACGTTGTCAGTACCTTCAACCAGTTTGTCCCAATCAATACCGTCAGGCATACTGGCAACCATTGCATGATACTCTTCCTCGGTCATGGACTCATAAGGAGCTTGTCGGTATGTTCCACCATCCATAGGTAGGAAGCTCACACCTGTAATCTCATCAAAGTTATTCCACACCCATGCTCCAACTTCAGGCCACTCAGTCTCAGTCACTGAGATAGTCACTGAAGGCTTATGCTCACAGTAGTGACGCTGGAACAGTAGCCACAGACGAAGGTGCTTGATAGCATTCAAGTCTTCACGCAGTACAGCACCCTTCTCAACTCGCATGGGGAAGCTAAAGATAGTTGTGCTATCAGGCTTCATCACACACAGCTCAGACGGGAACCCTTGAGCTTTCAAGAATGCAGTCAGAGGGTCTTTGTTATCAGATCGTACACGACGAATAAAGTACTGACTGTGCTGAGGATGGATGCCAGAAGCAGTGCCCGTAAGCTGCGAGACTGTGCCTTCAGGCTTAATTGCAGTGATGGCAGCACTACGATTAATCCCAATAGCGTCAGCCAGCTCACTATTAGTATTGATAGCCACATCTTTCAGTCCTTCCAAAATAGCTGGTAGTTCAGCGTTATCAGGGTCATTGAGTAAAGCATTGTCCAAGATACCAGTCATAGACACACCCAGCAAACGCTCATCTTCAGTGTTTGTCTGCCACACCTTACGCAGGTACGGGAAGTTAGTCATCGTCGATTGAAAAGTCCCCAGAATAGTAGCCAAGCGCACTTTATTCCGTAGAGTATCCACACTATCATAGCTCCGAACAATAACAGAAGACAGATTACAAAATTGATAAGGTCTAAGGATAATCTCACTGCAAGGGTTAGTGCCCCACTCTTTACCCAGTTCCCTACGTCCACTCTTAGCTGCTTGAAGTTCACTCGCATAACGGTTAAAGATTCCTCGCTCTCCAGAATGTGATTCATAAATACTTGACCACTCACGCATGAACTTACCTACGTCAGGCTTGACTTCGTAGATGGCACTGTTGTTAGCCAATGCACGTTGACCATTACCGTCCCACCAGTTACCAGCTTTAGCGTGAGCCATACGGTCATCACTCAAGTCTGACAAAGAGATCATTGCTGATCGTCGTACGCCACCAACAACCACGACCTCTCCGACCTTACATAGAATATCGTGTGCTTCAAGCGAGGTGAGCTTCCGTCCAGTCGCTCCACGGAACTTTGCAACCACATACTTAAAGAGGTCAACGAGTGGCTCTGGCCCTGATGCTCTTCCACCAAAGGTCTTGAGTCTCGCTCCTGCCGGACGTACACCCGAAACATCCCACTTAGGCACTTCTCCAGCGTATAGCAAGGCAATGACTTGTCGTAAGGCTTTAGCCCATCCCTCTTTGGAGTCCTTAACATTAATGACAGTGCCACTATTGTACAAATCAACTGGAATCTCAGGTAACTTAGATACATACTTCTGCTCCACACTAAAGCCTACACCAGTTCCGCATAACAGAATATACATGGCCTCATCAAAGGCTTTAGGGTCATCAATGGGTAGGTATGAGCAGTTATATCCTGCAATGTTCTGACGCTCTAAGGCATCACCAGCTGTCATGATGCTACGCATTGATGGCATCACTTCTAAGTTAGTCACAGCATTCTGCAACTCGTTACGCATTTCAGCACTTAGTGAGTAGTTATGCTTCTCTTGCAGGTGCTTAGTCATGAATTCAAAGTAGCGATTCACAGTCTCAGGCCAGTGCTCTCTACGGCCTTTATCATCCAAGTAGCGAGAATATCTGCTTTTTCCTATGTATTCTTGGTATGGTGTCATAGTTGTTGTCATATTAGTCTAGTTCCTTTATTAAATATTCTTGTTTCTTCTCAATCACATCATCAAATCTTTCGACAAGATCATCACTCTGGATTCCTAGCAGTTCCAAGAGTGTGACCTCATCCAAACGCTTGAGAGCCTCTTTCAGTTCTTCAAATGTTATTGGTGCGTTCACGTTTGCTGATCTCTCTATCAATGTACCACTTAGCCTTCTTAAGGTCTTCAATGGCATCTTGCTTCAAGTCACACCGCCAGATATATTTGATTGCATTACCTAAGTTAAAGCCCATGTGTTCAGTAACTTGGATACATTCAATACCTGAGGGATGTTCAGTGTAGTGCTTAGGCTTGTGAATACTGTCATTAGCCCATTCACTGTGGTCTGAGTCTACCCATTCTTTAACTGCTTCACTCAAGGGTTTAGCTGCTTCTCGAATGTACATATTACGAGGAACCCATCTATCAAACTGAAAGCAGTGGTTACAAGGGTGAATGCTTTTATCTAGATTGCTATAAAAGCAGGTGTTACATTTATCAATCTCTTCCATATTTCCTCCCAAGATATTCTACACTTAAGAACATTTCATCGAAGTGTCCATCGTTAACTTCATTCATCATCAGCAATCCCCTCCAGTGTCTATTACTTAATTGATCCATATAACTCTCATCGTGGAGATAGTAAGAGCCAACGATGATAGCACAAATAGGCTTCCCATCAGCACGTTTACCATAGGCAATCTGCTTTCCTTGTTGATGTCCAGCAATACAAGACATATGAAGCTTATTAATAATAGCACTAGCAGCACCTGCTGGACGTCCCATCGCACCAACAGGCCAGTAATGGTTAAAGCCAACACCATTAATGAACACAGGATGAAGAAACCCATGTACTTCCCAATCTTTCTCATACTCAAGATCCTTTGTAGATATTAAGCCTTCCAGTGTAGGATTATTGTTAACAGCCCTGTCAATTCTATTCTCATGGTTGCCTAGAGTCATCACCATACGAGGCTTATACACCTTGTGCTTAGATTCCTTCTGAGCCTTCTGAGCTTCTCTCAAAGGTGCTAGTAGAAGCTTCATGGCCTCCTTAGCAGCTTCAACGTCCTTCTTGTAGCGTAGACCTTCAAAGTACTTACTACCTTTGATGTCGTGGCTACTAAGGCTGGGCATATCTGCAAAGTCACCTATGTTAACCACTACATCAGGTTTGTAATCGACAATAGCTTTACCAGCCCATGTCAAGTGCTCCAAAGGTACACCCTCTTTAATCTGACAGTCCGGGATTACTAGAATCTTCATCGATGTCCTCTCCTCTGATTGTTAGTCTCTCACCTTCACGTAAGCCAGCTTTGATGGCCTCTAGGATACCAAAGCTTAGGAGTGCTTGAGCTTCCTCAGGAGTCAAGTCAAACTGGTATGTAGCATCACCGTTCTCATGCTCTTTAATCAGATTCACGTTCATTTTCAGCCTCCTTTAAGAACTCCTGAGCATCACCAGTGTACATGAAGTAACCTAAGACAATACCAATGGCTGCATTGACTTTCTTGTTCTCAGCAATGTCCTCAGGATGAGAACTCCAACCACCATTGATAGTATTCAAGTAGGTTTCTTTAAGTTTCTCCACAAGAATAACATCTGTGAAGTCTTCCCATACACTGCGAAGTTCTTTAGACTTCTCTAAAGCTTCAATAAGATTAGCTAACATAATCATTTACCCTTCTGTTCGTTTAACCATGACATTGGAATATCTTTATCGGCATACTGGAATCCATGCTTGTTGCACCAATCACCGTATGTAGTTTGGCTTACCTTTGAAAGCTTAGACTTAGAGTTACTGAAGACAAATCTAATATCAAGTTCAGGGTGTTGTTCCTTCACCATCAAGTGTTTCTGTCTATCAGCAGTTACGAACCTGCCTTTGCTCTCAATGATAATACCATTCTTAAGCAGGAGGAAGTCAGGAGTGTATGTACGTTTCTTCTCAGGCTGCGTATATGCAATCACTAGCTTCTCATACTCAAATGGAACACCTAAAGCTACTAGGTTATCAGCTATCTTGTCTTCTAAGCCAGATCTGAAACCATGCTTCAAAGCTACTTGTCTAACTGTCAGTGGCTTTCGCTTGCTTGCAAGCTGCTTACGCTTAGGCTTCATGCTTGTATTCCTTTGTGAGGTAGTACTGATGCAGGAAAGCTCCAAAGGTATCTACAAACTCTTCTTCGTGGTTTAGTTTACCCATTGTGAACAAGATGGCATGAACTAACTCATGGTAGAAGGTTTGCTCAGTAGACTGCTTATTCATTCCAGTACGTATGCTAATGGTTTGCTTCTCAGGATCACACTTGCCCATGTCTTCCATGTGATCTGCATAGACTACGTTCCAGACTGAACCTGCAAGTTCAAAGGAGGTTGCCACATCTGGTTTGGTTTTCTTCTTAGCCACAGGAGTTTACCGTTTTCCAGTACCCTGTCAGTATTGCCGTCATAAGCTTTGATACAAGCTGCATATAATTCCTCTTCGGTTGTACAGTCTTTCAAGATCTTATCAGCCTTTACAGGGCCAATACCTCGTATACCTTCAATGTTATCAACTCTGTCACCTGTCAGTATCTGTTTATAGAAACTGTACAAGCCTTCAAACTCAGTAACATAATACTCCTCATCCTTTACAGGATTATAGTGCCACCCCGGTAACTGATCTAGATCCTTGTCAACGTGGACGATCCAGTAGTTACCTTCAGTGGACGCTATGCCTACAGAGTCATCAGCCTCTTCACCATCTGACATCTTAGCACCGAGCTTCATGAGATGGTTTCTGAGAGCATCATAATGTTTAGGCTTGGGAGCATCCTTACGATTACCTTTGTAAGGAACAGTGGTAGCTACCTCGAATCTAAAGTTAGTCTTACCTGTAATCCAAGCTCTGTAGTCATCACACTTCAGACGCATATAGATTATATCGGTAAACCACTCTGTGAGTCGATTTAGTGCCCACCGTTCCTCTTCTTCCTCATTGGAGAAGCCAACTTTATAAACTAAAAAGTCAGCATCTACAATAGCCTCAGTTGGCTTTTCAGTCACCTGACGGTTAGAGGACATCATCCGCTGTCTCTGTTTCTTCTTCACCTTCAGGGACGTACACCTTCAGCTCAGTCACTACCAACTTCTTGATTGAAGGAGCAGCACCAAACTTAGCTGACATCTTGTGACGGTATGAAGAGACAACAGCATGACACTTAGTACCATTACCCATCTTGGCAATGTCTACAGGATTACCTTCTTCGTCCACAGGAGCAAACAGGTAAGTTGACTTGGCAACAATGTAGTTACCCATGCCTTCTTTGTTCTTGATGTTGATGCCCAACTCTTTCAACTTCTCACAAGCTGCATCACTCAAGTTACCCACTGTGCACTCATACTTCTTGTTGTCTTCATTAAACTTAGTGTTAAAGTTATTCATCCAGTTGCTCCAGAAGATTTCACCAGCAACTTTAACGGGTTTCAATGTATCAATACTCATTTCATTTTCCTATATGTCAATGCAGCTCTTGGGACGGGTGAGCTGTATTACCCGATGCCAGATCTTCTAAGTACACGAGTGCAGATAATAGCACAGTGTATACCTCTTCAAGATCTAGATCCTCTCCTATCTTAACCTTGAAAGTTTCACCTTCAACGCTAAACAGTATCTGATTCTTATCAATGTGTTTCACGCCAGTTTGCACCAATTTTAAACTCCCCGTCTAATGGACAACGAAGCTTGAAATGCTCACCAGCTTCAACAATACTTTGCTTTGCAGCCTCACCTACTATTGTAGCATACATCTTAGGAACTTCAAGTTGAAATTCATCATGTACATTTGCCACCAGCTTCACAGGCCACTTGTTAGCCTTAGTCTTATCGTGAAATAATACTAAAGCCTTTTTCATCACAATCGCCCCAGCCCCTTGAAGGAGCGAATTGAGGGCAGCGTGTTCACTGCGAACCCATATCTTACGACCATCAAGCCCCGGTACAAAGCCCTTACCCGCATATCTGCTAACCGTATTTCTAAGACGCT